TTCTGCAGTATCTATTAGGGGCTGTTGGTCTGTAGTAGCTGTAGTAGTCGTAGGAGTAGTCGTTTGTGTTACTTGTGCTGGCTGTGGGAACACCATATCTTTTAGTGCATCTATCACTACAGGCACATTCTTTGTATTTGCCAACGTGGTCATAGCAGCTAACGCATCACCCCCTGCTAAATAAGTAGTAGCTCCTGCTGACATAATCTCAAGTGCGTCATCATTAAGTCCAGCAGCTCCTCCTATCTTGTCAGTGTACTCGGTTATAAAGTCGGTTAACCCTGCTACAGCTGAAGCCGTGACACTGCCTCCCTGTAAAAATGCATTTAAGCTATTGCCAACAACGTTAGTAACTTTATCAGCTTTGATATCAGGTAAGTCTATTGTGTCTTTAAGGGTATTTGAGATTGTTGTTGATGCCTGATTGTAAATCTGTGAACCTGTTGTAGCAATAATAAAAGTTTTGAAATCTCCTCCAGATATCCCTGTGCTTATAGCTGTGTTGGTTGCTAACTTAATCATGTCTTCGGATACATTAATATTATTTGTTACAGTTTTTGCGATTGTATCTGATACCCCAGAAATAATTTCTCCTGCCCCAGCTGTAGCTACAGTTTTAAGAAGAGCTTCTGGAACGCTCTGACCTTTATCCACTCCAGCAGCTGTTGTTAATAAAGTACTAGCTACTGCTGTTTGCCCTGCAGTCAAACCCAAAGCTGTTCCAGCTCCCCCTGTTAATACTAACGCAGCGACCTCAAGTGAGTTGTCTTCAAGAAAATTACTCACATCAGAAAATGTATCATCTATTGACGGTAAAATATCCTCTGCTACATCTACAACAGAAGAACCCCAATCGCCAGGATCCCACCACTTTGCACCTCCTCCTGAACTAACAGGTTTCTCATAAGATCCTGTAGCTTCGTTCCAGACTTCCCCACTTGTAGAGGTAATAAGAGGTTGAGTTTTTGCTAAAGACTCCGTTACTTGTGCTTGAGATACTCCCAAAGCTGCTATTTTGGCTTGAAGGTCTTTAAGAATAGGTGAATCTATAGGAACTTGGCCTACTATATCATTATATATTTGTGTTAATGTGTCTAAATCTTCAGCCATATTACTCTAACATCCTTATTGGTTGTTTGCCGAGTTTGACAAATAAACCGTGGCTAGTACTGTTTTCTAATGGGGCTATGCTAACAGTTGTATCAACATTTCGTAGTTTAGCGTGTACTAACTGCAAAGCAGGGACAAGACTTTTTTCTTTTAACTCAGAAGTATAATGAGTTATCCCATCTCTTTGTAAATGAGCTATGTAGTTATAAAAATTCTGCACAAAATTCTTACCAGTGTCTACATTTAAAAATCTTCCTCTTAACTTGTTAGGAAACTTTAACCCACGTTGAGCTATAAAAAAAGTGTTTCCTATCTGTATAGCTTCCGTTGTTTTCAAAGACAACTCTGCTATAACCTCAGTAGCCATGTCTTGTATTGAATTAGGGTTTGCGGTAGCTCGTTTTTCTAATTGTAAAGCTCTAACAATTAACTCCCGCATATCTAATTTGTTATTTTTACTATCAACTAATTCCACTAAGTTATCTCCAAAATACTAGCTACAACGTGTAATCTGTTTGCTGTAGCAGCGGTAACTTTTAGTATCTCTGTAGTCTGAAGAACAAGAGGTGCAGATAATAACTCTGCGGTTGCGTTAGCAGATATAGATTTGGTTTTAAATAGACTAAATACATCAGATCCATTTGTTAGAGTAACCGTTATAGTATCTGCGTTACCTGAGTCTTCAGATACAATTATAGATTTAACTATAGCTGTAGTAGACGCAGCGCAAGTATACAAAGTGGTAACACTTGTACTTGTTAAATCAACTTTAGCATTTGTGTAAGTATTCGCCATTACCCCATAAACCAACTAAAAGAATCAGACCTATCCGCAAGAGATGTATCTCTTAATGTATTATCTATTTGATTAAAATACAGACGTATCACGTTATTAAATTGATTAAACTCTTCAGCGTTATACTCTTTTGGTGGGTAAGGTAAAG